CGTACTCGGTCGTTTCGTCCTGGAGTTGGAAGGCGTAGTTGGTCCCGTCGAGCGTTCCGGTGACGCCGTCCATGGCTGCGCGGATCGCATTCGCAGCCGCGTCGAGACCCAGGACGGATTCCGCGTAGACAGTGACGTCCACCGTTCCAGACACGATCGACGCTCCACCATTAAGCTGGTTCGCTGCGGTAGCGGTTCCGACTTCGTATACGACGCACGGTAAGTTGTACTGCGTCGGTCGGGATTCCGGTGCGATCCGCGTCGATACAGCTGCAGCCAGTGCGACAGACGTCGACAGTTCCTCATAGACACACTCGGCAACTGATGAACTCATCCTCGCAGGTGCCTTGCATTGATGTACGTGAAGTCACCAACGTCTTCGTTGGAGTAGACCGACGTGACCTCTAAGGTTCGGGTTCCGAACTCGATACGCCAGCCCTTATCGATGGTGGTATCGGGGTCGTACCATACGGTCAATCGGTACTGGTCGAGTTGCTCGGTGCCGTCGGCGACGGTGACGTCCGATACACGCTCCTCGACCATTGCATACGCGGTGCCCTGGGTGGCGTACGAATAGGTGAGTTGGCCCGCATCATCACGAGTTGTACTCGGTGAGAAGAGTTCCACACGGGATATCAGATCGCCGGCACCGGTCATGTATGGAAGTCCTCGCGGAGCGACTGCAGGTTCATACGCAGGCCCCAGGGCAGGTCCGTCGCTGATTGCGTTATCACTGGCTGCCGGAATCGGTGCTGGTGCGCGACTAGGTAGAACAACGGAACCCGAACCCGGTCGGGGATGTCGTCCCAGGTCGAACCGAATCCGGTGGTGTACTGAACCCGGACCGCGTCAGGCCGGTCGTAGGTCGACTCCCAGGAGTCAGATTCCTGCAAGTAGATCCTGGCGGGCAGCATGTCCAGGGCGACGTCGTAGTCGCTGGATGCCCACAGTGTCGACGTGTTGTCGGTGTCGTAGTAGTACATCGAACCGACCGACGAGACGGGGCCTCGCGGTAGTTCGATGAACCTGTACGGGATCGGGAAGCCGGGAAGGTTCAGTTGATACGTCCGCTCTGATATCGAGATCCCGCACACACGCTCGACCAGGGACGATGCAGACTCGAAGTACATCTTGATGACGTCGTCCTCATGGGTCGACGTGACACGCAGGTGCGCTTTGAGATCCGACAGCGCCCCCGCTGCGAGGGACGTCGGCCCCGAGACTGTCGTGATGTTGAGTGTGGGGAACTGCATGGAAATAAACGACCGGACGACGGGGGCCCTTGCACCCGCCGCCCGATCGCATCACGGGGCGTGTCAGGCCGTCTTGATGCAGGCGAAGGCCGCCGGCAGCGTGACCTTGGAGTCAGTGCGTCGGTACGCCACGTAGTCCACCTCCCGCGTCAGAGCGTTGCTGTACGGGTCGATGAGCATCTGAGTACCAGGATTCCCGCGGTCGCGAATCATGAAATACTGCTTGGTATTCCCGAACATGGCAGCGATGACGCCGGTGCCGTCGGCCGGAGCATAGTCCGTGTCGACGGAGTAAACGGGGTAGCCCATCACGGTATCGGGGTTGCCGTCGCGGACGTCGCTGTAGCGCTCGCTGACCTTCCAAAGGTACTGGCCGTTTGAGTCCTTCAAGAGGCGGACGGCTTTCAGCATCGCGTCGGACATCACGAAATTGGCGCCCTGGCGATACTGCGGTGCCAGCGAGAACACGCACGAGATCAGATCATCGGCGTCGATGGTCGAGAACGTCGTCCCGCTCGCGGTCACGGTATTGTCAGTCGGAACGCTGGTCTGGAACAGACCCGTCGGCTGACTGGACCCGCTGCCGTTCACGTAGGCTTCCTCGGTCAAAGCGCTGAAACGTCGAGCGATGATACGGCCGAGGTATCGGTTCATGTCGAAATTGGCATCGGCCAACAGTTCGACCGACACACGCACAGCAGCGGTACACGCGTGCGCCACGATACTGATTGACGTCGAATCGAACGTCGTATCGACTGGCGTGATGGTGGCCGCCTCGGCCTGCCAGGACGCGGCGCCGACGGAGTCCTGGACCGGGATCTCCTTGTCAGTGTCCTCGGTAGCGACGTCCGAGATCATCCGCATGGTCGAAAGACCTTCGAGCGTCTCGATGACGTAGTTCTCCAGGACAGTCGGAACGACGGCGCCACCGAGCGTGTCGGTACCGACGGCCATATCGCGGAGTTCCTGAATGGAGCCCTGTCCGCGGATATACGAATTGAACGCGCTGCGGTAGTCAGCCGAGTCGGCGACCGATCGCATCGTCGTGTGGGGGTTGCCGCTGTTGCGGACGGGGTGCCGGTCGATACCGGGAACCCAGGAGCGGGTCGGCTCGGATTCCAGTTCCTCGACCTTCGCCTCGGCTGCGTCGAGTTTCGCGGCGTTCGAGATGTCACGCAGTGATGCCTCGACAGCGTCGACGCGCTCGAAGATCTTATCGAGTCGCTCCTGGTCGGTGCCGGTGACGTCGGCCGGGGAACCGTCCTCCGGGACGATCGACCGAGCCTCCTCGACCAGCCGGGCGAGTTCACCCGTGAGTTCTTGTTTTCTGTTCGCACTCATGTAGTGGAGTCCTCGTTGTGTTGTTGCGACGCTTGTCGCGGGGTATGCACCCGACAGAACCACCGACACGTCCACCAGGGACACGTCGAGAAGTTGCCGAGTTTTCCGATTGTTCTTCTTCGACCATCGATCCTCGCGGACGATGAAGCCGAATGACATCTGGTCTAGATCCCGACGCTCGACGAGTGCTGCAATTTCCTCCCCCAGTGCCGTCGGCGGCAGGTCGAGATCGAATCGCAGTCCTTTCGTGTCGGTGCTTACGCGGAGTGTTCCCGAGTCTCGCCGGCCGAGGATCTTATTCGGGTCATGATTGAACAAGGCGACGACGTCGTCGCCGGCTTCGAGTGATCGATCGAACGCACCAGGTGCGATCGACTCGGAGAATGGCAGTGCGTCGGCTTTCGACTCGACGTTGTACCGGGCGGCGTATCCCGTGAGACGGCGGCCGTTGTCCGATGTACGCAGTTCGCAGTTGTACACGTCGTGGCGTCGGATCTCAGTCATCGATGGGGTCCCCTTCGCCGTCCTGGTCGGTGACGGTCGTCGTGTCAAGCCGTATGCGGGGTTCATCAAGACCCATGCCCTGGAGCGGTTCCAATCCCAGCCGCCGACGCGCCTCATTCGGGGTCATGATCCCGGCGGTGACCGCTGTGTTGAGCGACGAGACTTCGGTGGCGAAGCTGCCTCGCTGCACGTGCGATAGGTCGAAGTCGACACGCTCGTCGGGGCCTAGCAACTTGAACTCAAGTTCACTCGACCAGATCCGCGACCAGTGTGATAGGACCGTGTCGGTGTACGCTCGCAGCAGTTCGCTGATATTGCTGTAGGTACTTGCTGCGTGATTCGACAGCAGCGGAGCGGGGACGCCGTACAGTCGCTCGACTTCCGAGATAGAGAATTGTCGAGCCTCGATCCACTGTTGCGATTCCAGGCCGAGCGGCGCCAGGACGTCGGCCGTCATGCCTTCCTCCAGCAGAATCGCACGACCGGCCGCGTCGGGTCCAGCGTGTGCGCGTTGGAACTGTTCGCGGAGCCTCGCCGAGGCAGCATCCGACAGGCTTCCAGGGTGACGGATCTGCATTCGCGGCGTCGCTGAGTTCCGGTACGCGGCTGCGCCGGCTCGCTCCTGGGCGACGGCCAAGCCGAGCGCCTCGCGTCCGCGGTTGATCGGTGAATGCGACAGAATTCCAGATGAGTCGGTCGGGCCGAAACGTAGGTGGATCACCTCGCTCGGTGGGAGATCGCCGATCTCTGCATGGGTGTATACGTAGGTAGCGGTGGCCTGGTCGACCGTGATCGAGATCTGTGTCGGATCGATAGGGATGAGCTGCAAAAGCTCTTTGCGTTGGTTCGCTTGGATCAGTGCGAACGCATTCCCGTACAGGCAGCACGTTGACGTCATCATGCGACGGAACTCGAACGCGGATTGTTCCACGTTCGGCGATCGTCGCAGCAGTGAATCAAGATCCGAATCGGCCGGTTCCTCGGTGCCATCGCTGAGATCCCGCACGACGCGGACGGGGATTTTCGCCATATCGTTTGCGATCAGGTTGATCGCACGCCAGACCGCGGTGTTTCGGTCGGCTTCACGCGGCGGAACCCGGATCCCGGACGCCGGCGGCGCCTCCAGGAATCCCGGCGGCGCGACACGCATCGCACGCTCTTCGTCGTGCGGCAGTTGCTTCTTACGTTGGAACCAATCGAGGATTCTGATCGCGGAGCCTGTTCTCCCCGTGACGAGAGAGTTCAGGAGCATTGTACCACATAACGGCTATTTCCCGGATTGCAATCAGAAAACCCTAAGATTCTCATGCTCGAATTTCGACGCCGGCGAGCACGTGATCTTCGCGCTCACTGCGATGACCAGCGCGACCGCGGGATCGATCAATCCGTCGCTGCGACGTTTGTCCAATCTGCGGTTCCCGTTGGGGTCCGACCAGACTCTCGCGCCGTTCAAGCACGCACACAGAACCGGGTCACCGGAATGGTAGATCGATTCCGACGCAAACAGTTCCTCGACCTTGATCGTACCCGGACTGAGGTACTGGATCGACTGCTTGAGATTCCCGATGTTCACGCCGGCTCGCTCACAGACGGCCTCACCCCACCCTGCGAGCATCGGATCCGTCCAGATCGCGACCAGTTCGCGGGATTCGTGCAGGGCGATCACCGCGTCCTGAATCGCTTCGTAGTCGATGATTTCGCCCGGGACCAGGGTCAACGGCACCGACGGGTCGTTCCCCCATTGCAGCAGGGGCATCCGGTACGACCCTTCCCGGTCGCGTGCGGTAGCACGGGGGTACCAGTGCTGAGCATCGATGTACAGATCCCCCGATTCCAACTCGGTGACGACTACCAGGGAAGATAGATCGCGAGACTTGGATAGGTCCAAGCCGGCCCAGCATCGTCGGCCAGCCAGGTCGGGCATGGGTCGCTTGGCCCGCTTGATCCATTCCAGCGGGAGGTACGGATCAGGCAATCCGACCCATTCGCACAGATGGAACCGGCGGAACTCGCGGACGTGCTGCGGCCCCGACTTGACCGCGAGTTTGTACTGATCATCGAGGACGTCCAGGTGACACGTATGACCCAGCGACGGCATAGCCTTGACCCAGCACGACCGATCCTCGATGTCGTCAGTCGGGTCCAGGCCAGCGAAGAAGTAGAACGCGCGATCGGCCTGGTGATCCTCGTGGAGAACAGCCATCCCGGTCGATCGGTGCTGGTGGTACGTGCCGTCGTCGGACTCGGCCGGCGTCGTGACGCAGATCCCGAGCGCTTCGTCCCGACCGACGGTCGACGTGTACAGTTTCGCGAAGGCGGCACCGTCGACCAGGCTCGCTTCGTCGCAAACGTAGCCGACGGGATCAAGGCCATCGAGCGTACGCGCGTTACAGGTGAGTGCTTCTAGGCGAGTCCCCCGCTCCTCGCACCGGATCGTCGTCGTTCCGATTTCGTACTCGATCCCGTCGACCGTGCGGCGGGGCCGCGACCTGGTTCCAGTGTCCTCGCCCATTCGGATGAGCATCGCTCGGATATCAGTGAAACTCAGCATCGACACGTGGCGCGCGGTGCCGAAACAGAACGAGTGTCCCCCTTCCGGTCCACGGTGCAGGAAGTACAGCAGCAGGGCAGCCATCATGGTGGTCTTGCCCTGCTTGCGGGCCAGCTCGACCAGGGCGAAGCGATAACGCCGCAGCCCCGTGTCGGACCAGCGCCAGCCGATCAGGGAACCCAGTACGAAGACTTGCCAACCCTGCAACTCGAATGGATCACCGACACGATCACCGCGGATCTGGGGGATCGACTCAATGAACGCCAGCCCGCGTTCTAGCTCCCCGGCATCGAGATCGAAGCGAGGATCGGAGCGATCCCGACGGTGCCGCTCACACGCAGCGAACACGTGCGAAGAAACCAGGACAGTCCCGACCAGCACGCTCTCGACGTACTCCTCCAATCGATCTACGTAGGTCTGACGAGCTTGGATCATTTGTGGTTTTTTTTGGC